TTATTTGAGGGTGTGGATACCGTCTTCCATCTAGCAGCATTCAGTAGAATACAGGTTGCAATGCAAAACCCACAGGCATGCATTGAGACTAATATTCAAGGCACCATCAATATGTTGGAGTGTGCAAGAAGATGGGGTGTCAGAAGATTTGTAAACTCATCCACGTCATCTCTCTACGGTTTGAAGAATGAACCACCACTCAGAGAGGACATGCCTACTGATTGTTTGAATCATTACTCTGCTAGTAAAAGATCAGCAGAGGTTATGTGTCAGATGTACCATAACTTATATGGTTTGAGGACTGTGACACTAAGATACTTCAATGTATATGGTGATCGTCAACCACTCAAGGGATTATATGCTCCTGTGGTTGGTCTCTTTTTAGAACAGAAGAAAGCGGGTAAACCACTTACTATTGTGGGTGATGGTCTACAACGTAGAGATTTTACACATGTAGATGATGTTGTACAAGCAAACATGGATGCTATGATGTGCAACTTCTCTGGCATAGAGATCAATATAGGAACAGGTAAAAATACATCTGTTATAGATCTTGCTAATATGATTGGAGGAGAAATAGAATATATACCAGAAAGACCTGGTGAAGCAAGAGAAACCCTTGCTGAAATTTACAAAGCAGCAGTTGCTTTGAATTGGTTTCCTCGTAAAAAAATTGAAGACTACATTCATGAAGAACTTGAAAACACCCCTGCGTTATCCTGGCGGTAAGAGCAGAGCAATCACAAAGATCAGTGAGTTCTTTCCTGATCTAAGTAAGTATGAACAATTCAGAGAACCATTTCTAGGTGGTGGGTCTGTTGCTTTGTGGGTGACAAAGACCTACCCTGACTTGAAGATATGGGTAAATGATTTGTATGAACCATTATATAATTTTTGGGTGCAGTTACAGTCAAGTGGTTCTGAGATGCAAGATATATTGTCT